TTTTTGGATACAGGGGCATTTTACCGGCATCGAAATGGGTGGCGGCAATGCGGGTGAATATTTTATCCGCGACGGCGTTTTCATGGAAGTTGCTACCAGCGGCAACGGCATAAAAATTGTTGGCGGCAACGATCATTTTCTTGATAACTTGTTCATGTATAACGCCGCTTCGACTCCCCTTGGTGAATCAGGGATTAAAATTACCGCGTCGGCGGGAACGTGGATCACGAACAGCGATATAGTACGTCAAGGGCGTGGCCTTACGGTTAACCCGGGATCTGGTGAAGTCGTTCAAGCTTTGTTTGTTGAAAATACCGCTTTTGATTTCAATCAAAATGACGGAGTTCTAATTTTTCCAGGTCACGCCACGGCAAGTATTTTACAGAATCAATTTACTTCATCGTGGACGGCGAGCAATTCAGCTAACGGGTTTTCGATCAACAATGCTAACGCCGGAACTATCGACGGCACATTTATTTTAGGACTCCGCTCGCATGACAACGACGGGCCGGGATTGCACGTTGAAGGCGGCATAAACCTAACGGTTGATTCATCGTACTTTTACGCCAACAGTAAAACCGCTTCCGGTACTGAACCGGGTATCAAGATTGCCGCCAACGTTACAAGCTTCAACCTGCGCAACAATCGCTCTGGACAAATGGCCGGCGGCGCCAATTCGCAAACTTACGGAATTTCTATCGCTAGTGGAACATCAAATAATTATCTGGTCATGGGTAACGATTTGCGTGGCAATATCACCGGCGCTTTGCTCAACGGTGGTAGCGGCGCAACCCAGACCGTTCACTCCAATCTCGGCGCCAGCGGCAATATACCGATCGCTAATTTTAATTCCGGCACGAGCGCCAGCAGTTCAACTTATTGGCGCGGCGATGGGACTTGGGCAACTCCCGCGGGCGGCGGCGGCACGGTTAATTTAACGCGCGTTTACATGAGCGCGAGCACAACGCCGACAAATGACGGTACTTTTCGTGCGATCGCGTTTAATAGTGAACAGGAAGACACCGGCGGGTGGCATGACAATTCCACCAACAATTCGCGGATCACCATTGGCACCAACAGCAAATGCACGGTTAACGGTACGGCCTACGTTTCATTAAATGCGTCAAACTCAATTTGGGGCGCGTTTGTCGATCTTTACCTAAACGGGACAACCGTAATCGCCATAGGCGGGCCGGGAATAAATGTACTCGGCAACTCTCCAACCTTTATACCGATGAGCGTCAATACCACGCGATCTTTCTCGGCCACGGACTACATTGAGCTGCGTTACAACTTGTCGAGTTCGTTTACTTCGTTAGCGATAAATGGGGGCGAAGGCAACACTCAGTTGTCGTTAATTTGCCACTCGTAAAATTATGGCTATCAAGGAAATATCAACTTCGGGTAGCGACGGCTCACTGACACAATGAGTTTAATTACAGTCAAACAAGCGGGCGGCGGGGATTACAGCACGATTGCGGCGGCGCTCGCCAGCATCGGCACGTCGCCGGGTGCGGGCGCTGACGATATCGTGGAAGTGTATAACGGCACCTACAATACCGAGCGAGTTGTCAACAACAATTTGCCGAGCGGCACTTCTTGGTCGCATCCGTTCCACCTACGGGTGGCACCAGGCAACACCGTTATCCTTAGCTCTTTCACGGGCTACAATATAATCAATCTCGATGCAGGTACTGGCGACCCGCTCTATGCGATTATTGAAGGGTTTATCATCGATGGGGCCGCTACTACAGTCAACGCTGGTCTGGTCGTCATCAGCGGGTCTAGTTACGTCAGGCTTATAAACTGCGAGATTAAAAACGCCAATATCTTCGGCGTCGTCGATGTTTCCAACAATCACGTTTACATCGGGATCGGCGCCAATAGTCATCATATTGAAATTCTGAACAACCAAATTCACGGCGGTATTTCAGCGGGGCATGGGGTTTACAACGAAGGCAGCAACAACACCATTAAAGGAAATAATATTTACGACATCGGCGGCTATGGCATTCATAACTACAGCAATGTTCCCGGCAACACGCCGAATAATAATCTCTTTACCGAAAACACGGTTCATAATTGCGGCACAGTTCGAGCTACCGTCGCGGGCATCTTGGTTGGCATAGGCAGCGGGAATCAGTGTTTCAAGAATGTCAGTTATAACAATCTCGGCGTTGACCTAGATGGGGGTGTCGGCATCGCGGTTAGCGGCAGCGGTGCCCAGATTTATAATAATACCTGCTACGGAAATAGTTGGTATGGTATAGACGCCGGGGCATCGAGTAATGCCATCATTAAAAACAACATCGCTTACAACAACGGCACCAATCTGGAATTTACCGGGGCGAGCGGGCTCACGCAGTCTAATAACTTCACTAGCAATCCGCTGTTTGTCAATCCAGGCGCCGGCGACTTCCGTTTGCAGGCGGCAAGCGCGGCGATCGACGCCGGCGCGATCATTAGTGGTATTCCGTTCAAGGGTGCGGCGCCGGATATTGGCGCGTTTGAGTATGCTTACCCGTTGCACCAATACAATGTTTCAACTCGCTTCTATGAAATCTTGCTCGCTGAGGGCGGTTCGGTTGTGGCGTCTTCGGGGAATCATCTTTTGCAACCGATGAGCGCGCCTAATGGTTTTCTCATGGTTTCCAAGCAATCGTCGGGCGATGCTTCCGTCTTGGCGCGCAAAATTTCTACAGGGACCGAATATGTCCAGGGTGACGCCGGCGGCTGGCACGCTTGGTCGCACGATGGTAGTCGCTATGTGATTGCCGCTTCGCGTATTCAGCAGGGAAAACAATTTTTCCCGCGCGATTTGGTCGCCTATATTTTCGATACGCAAACGCCAGCTTGGTTAAACTTTGTGACGTTGGGCCGGCCAACGCTCGACATTTTTGTATCGGGTGGCTCGATTATTTTAGCGGGGCAACGGCCGAATTGCTTATGGGTTCACAACGGCAACCAGATTCCAGCCTTTACTAACACCAATCCGCAGGGCGTTGTGCGCCGGGTTAGTTTTCTTGGGCCGACGCTGATCGATTACGTTATCGAGCAAAAGAATACGAGCGATCAAACGACGGGGTTTTTGCGTTTGCAACGAACGATTACGTTAGCGACGGGCGCCATGTCGGCAATTAGTCAAGTCGATTCCATCGCGGTGAATCACTTGGCGCCGCCGACACTTCCGTCATGGCTGTATGTCCCATAGGCAAACATGGCTATAAGACTTCAACTCGATAACGATTTTGACAACAGCGGTTTAAGCGCGGTAGCTGGCGACTTAAATCACGCTTTGCTGGATCGCCAGGACTATGAAACCACTTATCCGGCGCTAAGAACTTTTCCGTGCGTTTATGCGGTTGTGTTTGGTCTTAATGGTTTTTTGATTGATGTTGTAGCGGAGCAAATTTTCTTAGTCCGATCGGGCAACCTTCGTTTAGTAGCGGGACAATACGGCGTTTCCGGTTTACGTGACGGTGCAGGTAGTCAAGCCATCCTAGGTATTGGTGGCTTTCAAGAAGCATATTCGGCCGTCGGTAATACTCTGGGCGAACTTATTTGGACCGATACCAAAACAGGGCGAATAAGAAAAATCACTGAACAACTTGATGGTACTTGGAATGTTTCTACCGTGGCGGTTTACAGCACTACGGCTTTAACTATTGATGGCAGCAATAACCTTTGGACAACTTCAGGCTCAAACCTAATCCGCATTGCGCCGAATGGAACGCAAACGACTTTCCCGACCGGCTTTTCCAACATCAATAAAATCGCGGCTCTCACCAACGGTCACATTCTTATAATCACGCGAAATAATGCGTGGGATATTCTTTACAATTTCAATCCCGCAACGGGTACGTCGGTGCGTGTGGCCGGCATGAATGACGCAGAAGTCGCGGCATATAAGGCTCTTCACGGCTTACCCGATCCGGTAGACGGCGCCGCCGATATTGCGGCCGCGCCTCCCGTGGCAGCGTATCACAGCCCGGAATTTGCCTATTACAATTCTGACGGTTCGATTATTGAAATGTCAGGCGGCGATGAGCGCCAACTTCGGCAGTACAGCAGCGCCACGGGACAAGTTAAAAGCCTGTTCCCTGACGGCGCTTTCTATACAACGCAGATCCGTATTGGCGCCGATACCGGCGGCGATGTTACGAAGCCTTTCTTCTTGGTTTCGCCGTTTGGGAAACAACCCAACGGCTATCCCTGGGATTTTCGCAACGGCGGCGTTACGGCGGTTCAAAAAGTTATCGCGGTTGATATTGGCGATCCTGGCCTAGTCAACAGTTCTTTGTTTGCGAGTTTTTCCATACCGTCGGCCATGATAGCGGGTCAACAATATTCCATCACCGTTACTTTTACCAATAATGGCAGCTCGACTTGGGCGCTTAGTACAAACCACAATCTAGGTACGCTCAATGACGACACAACTTTCAATCTTCCGTTTAATGGCAATCGAGCGCACCTAGCCGCGTCGGTCACGCCGGGTAACAATGCGGTGTTTACCTTTTTCGTGCGCGCGCCGGCCACGCCGGGAAACTACACGATGCAATTCCGCATGGTGCAAGACACTGTTGAATGGTTCGGCGCCATTAGCCCGGTTGCCTTCGTGGCGGTTGCCGCGGCTGAATCTCCTAATCTAATTCCGGTCACGATCGGCGTGAAGCTCTGATATGGCAACTTATCCTATTCAATTCGGTCAAGTGTTTAAGCAAGGCGATGCGCAAAGCCCGGTTTGCGCTTTGAATGATGTTGCTATTCCAACGCAAGTGAATGTGCTTACCCGTTGGGGCGATAACTCGGTCAAACATGCGGTGTTTACTATTGTGTTGACGGGTAACATCAACGATCTTTTAACGCTTCAATTCAAAGAGGGAACGCCGCTTGGCACGACGCCGGGAAGTCTGATTAGTCTGACGGCTTCAATTAAGATCTCCGACAAGCCCGCGGTGCTGTTAAGCGAACTTAGCCCAACGCCGTACATTACCGGGCCGCTCTGTAGCACTTATGTTTATGTCGATCATACCGGCGCTCACGATATTTTAAGCACGAGCGGCAGTAAGATGCGGCCGATTTTCCATGTGCAACACTGGCACACCGTCGCTAACGCCAAGGTGCGGTTTATCGGGGAGATTTGCCAAATCAACGCCATGGCTGAATGTAACGTAGGAGACACCGCACAGCCTTTGATTCTCCAAATCGATGGGGTCACGCGCTACACCATGGCGGGCGTTCAATGGCAGCAGCAGATGATGAGCCATGCTTCGCGCTGGACGCGGGTATTTTGGAAAGCAGCGGCGCCAAGCGAACCGCAAATCTTTAAGCATGACGTAGGGTATCTTGCCGATTCAGGCGCTTCCTTCAATTTCGATTCTTCCATTGTTGTTACTGAGGCCGCAATCGCCTCTATGTATGGGCAATGGGCGGGCGTGGTGGGCGGCGGCAATGCGGAGTTGTTCAAGGCGGGTCTGTGGAACAAGGCGATGGGTTCGGGCGGCGCCAGTGATTTTGTTGGGCCTTGGACAACATGGAACATGTTGCTGCTCTATTCCGGCGACAAGCGAATGAGGGAGCTGTGCGAGGGGCAAGCTAACCTTGGTTGTCAATTCCCGATGCACTACCGGGAACTTGACGGTTCGCTTTACTCCGTCGAGAATCACCCGCAATGCCAGCTCTTAAACCTGCAATCCAATGCCGCGCGCAGCGGCGTTACTATTGTTGGATCGGGTTTAGATTCCTGGGGCTGGAATCCTGACACTAGCCATCAACCAGGGTTCTACTTTGGGCTCTATTTATTAACAGCCGACGTGTTCCATTACGAGCAAGCGGCGTTTTGGGCGTCGTGGTCGTGCGCCTTTTACAATCATCAGGCAACGACTAGCCATAACGGTTGTGGTCCTACTGGCGCCGAAGGCGGCATACCTGGGATTAATTCAGTAACCATCCGCGGCCAAGCTTGGGTATTTCGTTCGCGCTGCGAAGTGGCGGCATTCGCGCCGGATAGTCGCGTTGCGGAAAAAGCGTATTTCAACAGAATGGTTCAAGACGCAATCGAGATTTGGGAAGGCGAGCGCAACATCACGAGTACGGTTAATTTCAATTCGCCAAATTGGTCTTGGGGGCGATTGAGAAACCCGCAAGATCATCCGTTGCGCATGTGGGAACGCGGCAACGGCGCCTTCGTTCAAGACGATGTAGATCCGCGCGTAACTGGCGCGGCAATCTCGACATGGGAGCAAAACTTTTTAGTGATTGCCTTAGGCCGCGGTTTGGAATTGGGCTATGCGACCGACGCGCTAATGAATTGGATAGCGCCTGTGATTCAAGGGCAACAGAATAATATGGGGTACGGTATCGCCAACAACCGACTTGCGACGGCGAACCTTGCCAACGCTGATTTTACTACCTGGGAACAAATGCTGACAACGATAACCGCCGATTGGGAAGATCAAGACTGGTATCGCTGGCCGGATACTTCCTATCACAACACAACGACGGCCGGCGCCGTGCTTGTTCATTCCGCGGAGTACGGCACTAACAACATGCAAGGCAGATTCAATGCGAAGTTAAGTGATTTGAATCACGGATATACTAATATCGCGCTTGCCGCGGCCAAAATGTTGAACGCCGCTTCGCCGTTCATGCTCACTAACGCCGTCCCTAATTTTACGACAAATCCGAAGTGGGCGATCATTACGCGGTCATCGCAACCGGTTCCGCCGGAACCGCCGGAACCGCCGGGAGTGGGTCAAATTGGTCAACAGTGGGGGCCGGGGGCGGTGATTGGGCCGGGCGGCGTGATTGGGGGAGTGTGAATCATGGCAAACGTTTGGACCTTCGGCGCGGCGAGTCCTGAGTTTCCAGGGAACTATGAAGTGTTGCGCGACGGAAAGCCCGTGCTTGGCGCGCGTGCGAGCAAGATTCTAATCTCCAAGGATATTATTTACGTGCTTGGCCGCGATCGCAAATGGTGGGAGTGGAACGGTTCGGCGTGGAAGTTAATTGGATCAGCGTTGCCGAAGTAGCGCGATGACAGATGAAAACTCACTAGGAGTCAAGACAAAATGGTTCGATATACAAGCCACGGGCCCGCTGGTTGTTTTGATTATTCTCGCAACTCTGTTGAACGGAATAGTAACTTATTTTGTAGTCGATGAGGGCCGGCGCCATACCACGGATCATTCGGACATAATGAAATGGCTTGAAGCGGTAGAGTGCCGGATGAATTTTGACATTTACGTTCACACGCTACCCGAAGGGCAATCGATAACCTGGTATCGAATGCCCAAAGAGCTGCGCGGCTGCATGCCGAGATATTTAATGGAAAGAGAAGAAGCACAGCAAGAGATTATAAAGCAAAAGCCATCTCAAAGTGATTAATGGCCGAAAATGATGCTGGAATCGATTTAAAGTTTGGGCCTTATGGCATTCATGCGTGGGGGCGCGATGCAATCTGTATCGTCAACTTACTGGTGCTTCTCGGAATTGGTTATCTAGTTTTTTTAGAGAATAGCAAACGATCGGCGGAACACGCGAACCAAGTTTGTATCAATCGGCTAAATATTTATGTCGCCACGGTTACAGTTAGAACGGGAGCAGCGGATAGCAGCAATTGGAACGATTTATGGAGCAACATGCCAATGGATCTGTACCAGTGTGTACCGAAGTTTTTATTTGATAAACCGGCGAAAAGCCGGCGCGATGAAAATTAGGAGACTTTAAAATGAGAGCTGTTGTAATTCAAATAGCACGTATACTGCTCGGTATTGCGATTCTTGTTCTGCTGTATTGGGGAACTATTTGGGTGTTAGGCTTGCTTGGTTTTATGCCGCCGGAGCGTGTTCTTACCGCCATTTTTGTTGTTATCGGGTTGCTGCTTTTTATTGCTGCGTTGAGCGGTAGGTTCAATAGTTGGTGGGGGCCGACACCGTAATGGAAAACATTTTAGGAAAAAACTGGCTAACAACCTTGGGCGGGCTCATTTCCGCGGTGGGCGCGTGTCTCGCGTTGCTTCCTAAGTCCATGGACGTTGATCCGGCGTGGGGCGCTTTCATTGTCGGCCTTGGCGCTGCAGTTGCCGGCGTTGGCGCCAAATCTTTTAACGTTCATTCAACGGATACGGAAGTGATGAAGACGACAATAAAAGAAGATGTGGCAAAAGATAAAGCTATTCTTGATGACGTTTCCGCCAAGATGGAAGCCGGGAAAAAGTGACGGCGTGAACGAAGATCGAGAAATAGGCAACGTGCGCGAAATGCGCCGGGAGCTGAAAGCGGTTCAAGCCGAAGTTGAGAAGATCAAACAGGCGCAATCGGAAAGAAAAAATTTAGCGGCGGCAATGGATCGCGTTGCGGCTGCGATCCGCGAAGACCGCGGCAAGATTACCGAAGCACAACTATTGCCCGTGTTGGCGCAAGTGACCAGCATTCACAAGCAATTAAAAATAGTCGATGCAGCGATAATCGGCGGAAGGGAGAAAAATCCATGAGCATA